CGCTGGGTGTCTCGATCAGCTTTGGTGTGAATGTCATCTTGTTATCTCCTTTTGTCGGGTACTTCTCATCCGCCCAATCGAAGGTCTTTCGACTGGATGGATAACCTTGTCCACAAGCGTGGCACTTGCCGAAGCCTTCGTCGTTATAACTAAAGGCGTCAGAAGAGCCACACGTTTCATAGGGACACTCTTGGTGGGCATGTTCAGCCATGTGGCTCTCCTTTGTTTATTTTATTACTTAGTAGGCAGTTCGTCTACGTAATGGTCTGGGGCGACAAGATCACCTTCATCCACAGACAGAGCGCCCTTAAGGTAAAGCTGCGCGGTGGTTTGAAATACAAACTGCTTCTTCTGCAAAGCCGCCGCCATGCTTACACGTTTATTCCAAGCAGCAAATGTTGACTCTGGGTAGTTACTTACTGCCCAATAGAATGGTACATAAGCATCCACTTCACTACAGTACGTGGGGGAGTTTAGCTCTTGGACGACATCATCTTTTGCAAAGGCTTGGCTCCGCAGTTGTGTAGCCTTTGTGCTGCTAAGGCTTCTTGCCCCAGCTTCTACTGCATCTCTCGGAGTCTTACGATCTCCATAGAATTTAAATACTGAACGCTCACGCATTTTCTCAATCGCGAAGTCGAATAGGCTCTGTTGATTTTCCATTGTCGGGTTCCTTTAGTTTAGTTGCTGTTTAGTGGTTTCGGCAGAAAAGTCTTCACGTAGGTCATTAAGTATGTCTGACATCTTGTGTAAGGCTTCGGTCTTTAACCCTAGTGGGTCAGGGTACATGAAAGCTAAAAGCTCTCTTTTGATGTCCTTTTCGTCAAACTTTGTACACAGTGTCTCCATTAGTCCTACAAACGCTGGGCCAACGCTACGTATGTCAGTCTCTTTTTTGTCCCTAGCTATGGCATTAAGATCAACCACAGTGGGGGCGACAGTCTTGTTAATAGCCTCCTTTTGTTTTTGTCGTCTGTCCTTTACGACCTCCTTAGCCTCTTTGTAGCCTTCTGGTGTTGTAGCTTTGGCTGCTAACTCAGGGTCTGCCATGATCTCCTTTCGGTCTTTCTCCCATCGGTTGACTGTCATTCGACTGACCCCAAGAGCATCAGCGTGGTCTTCTTGGGACGGAACCGTTGTAACATCTGTTACATCGGTAGAGTTTTGCTTTAAACTGTCCTCTCGTTTACGAACACCCAAGGCAGTGGAACGTTGAGCGTAGAAGAAATTCTTAGCTTCCTCACTCCAATGACCACGATTTACCTGCTCCTTGGTAACCTCTTTGACAGCTTCCTCACGGGTGCCTTGGAACTCAGTAAAGATTGGATCAACACCAGCCTTAACCGCAGCTAAATATCTATGACGACCATCAAGAATCTTACCTTCGTAGATAAGTATGGCATGTTTTCTGTCAAACCCGCCATCTTCCATATTCTTGGCTATCTTACCTACAGTGCTTTCTATGAATGGTGACCATAAACAAATCTCATGGTACTGCCATTCTGGTTTATCTGGCAACATACTTGCCAAGTATTCATTATCATCCATAACCTTATCCTTTAGTTATTACTTGTTGTTGTTAACACTTAAGATAACTTAAGTTATAACTTGTGTAAGAAAACTTACAAGGTACATCTTACTATATAGACCCAAACTTAATTCTCACAAGTCACGAATTGTTACACTTTAGACATTTTATACAATGCCTCATCCTCCCAAAGGGCTACAGCCTGTTGTCTAACCCCATAAAACACTGATACTTCATCCTGTGTCATGTCTTTAAAGTATCGCATGTTAATCACATCCTTTTCTTTGTCGTTTAAGTTCTTTAGTCCCTTTTCTATGTAGTCCTTTCGTTCATAACTAGCTGTACAGTCCTCCACTGTACCCATGAACTCCTCATCAAACTCCACTGTTGTAGACTTCAAAGCGACATCAAGAACTCTCTTGCCCTCCTCCGAGTAGTTCTGACCTGTGTACTCATTGCCCAATGCCACCTCTGTAGCTGACCTAGACGAAGGAATAGTGACAGCCTTTGTCTTTACGTTAATATAGTCATACATGGCCTTGTTAGCTCTACGGTACAGACTGGCTGGATATTCGTCAGGTGTAGTCTCTAGCCGCTCATAGACAGCCAGAACACCCTCTGATACTAAGTCGTCATTCATGTGGGGTCGCCTGTACTTACGTGACAGCTTCTCACACATGACTACTATTTCGTCTGTGGTCAGCTTCTTTACTTGCGTCTTTTCCATCTATTCTGCTCTCGTGTTGATTACGAATACTGGTGTTATCGGCTGCAACTCTCGTAGCTTCGCTGCGCCATCGTTGGCTTTCTGGTAAGTCATCAACGGCAAGTCTAAGTTAACGACAGTGCCGTTAGCTGTCTCTGTTGCTATTGCAAATGTCTTCATTAAAGTAGCTCCTCGTATTTGTTAAATAGTTGTTCAAACTTCCACTGATAAACCTGCTGCATACCCATGAGTGCGTTCATTAGTTCGTCAGGTGTAGGGTCACGTTCACCATCACCAATCTGTCTGAACACTGTCTCAAGATCATTACAGACTGACCAGCAGTCCATTATCATTGGCTCTAAGTCACGTAGTTTAGTCATTCCCAACTCCTTCAAGTGCTATCCACGATACAGGAAATAGTTTCAACATTTCTTTGTCAACACCAAGGGCTACCTGTTTACTTTCGTGTTGGGTATCTGGTGTAATCCTGAGCCTACACATATCAGCAAAGGCATCAAGGCTACCTGACCAGTACCATTCAGTCATCATCGACTGTGGCAGTACCATACGTGCTTGCTCAGGGGCTACCCCATCATGGATCATCTGGTCATACAGGTCTAAGACTTGGTTCATCGTTGAGTCAGTCCACAAGGGCGGTTGACATACACCAGAAGACCCTTGCTTCTTATCAGCAGACTTACCACGCCACACATCAGGTGTGTAGAACTCAGGTGGGTTATCGACATAACGACGACTGATCTCATTCCACCGTAGGAACTTATGCTTAACCAACTGACGTGCTACGAAGACAGGTGCCTTGACGTGAAAGGATGCAAAGGCATGTCCGAAGGGTGACAGGTGCTTGTGCTTGGCTAGGTATGCGATTAGTCCTTTGTCACCTTTACTCAGGTCATAGGTGCCTTGGATCAAGTCAGTACATATTAGCTTAGACTTTTTCCCAAAGGATACCCGTGCTGCGTTTACTACGGACAGGTCACTGCCCATGTGGTCTACGTATGTTACTTCAATCATCTATTGTAACTCCAATACAATCCATTGTTTCTTGGTTATCGTTAACTATTACAGATGCCTCTTTCAATGCACTCTTGCATAGCGTCTCGTTATCGTATGTCCCAACGGTGTAATATCTAACACCTTGTTCTGGGTACACAGAAAACCACATTAGTATCCAAACTACATTCATCAGTAGGGAACCTCTCCGTTTTCGTCGCGGGGGTCATTAAAGTAATTCTTAACAAGTAGGTCTGGGTAAACGTGCTTAGTGTCAGCGACAGCCTGTAGTTCTCCTAGCATAGTTGCTGGTAGAATACCCATGTCTCGTAGTTGCATCTCAAGTTCTAGTGTCATCGTCTTATCTCCCTGCGGGTGCTGTGTAAAATATGTGGTCACCTATGCGACCATCCAAGTGGTACTGTTTTAGCCAATATGGCTTAACATAAGTAGCGTGATAGTGCGTACTAGTCAACCCTAACCTAACACCTTTTATAGTAGATATAGCTATTTCTTCAGCAATATCAATGGCTTTCCTGTCACCTACGTTACTTGTGTACTTACGATAGTTATCAGACTTTCCATCGTGGGTGAACGAGAACTGACTTGGTTGGAACACTACGGCACAGATTTCGTCGGGCCATCGGGGTGAGCTTACCCTGTTCATTACGACCCCAGCGACGGCTAATTGCCCTTGGATCGGCTGGTCTCTGGCCTCAAAGAATATAGCTGCTGCAAGGCACATCATTGGGGTCATCATTTGTCATTCTCCCGTAGCCACTTTTTGATGTCTGCTGCTACCCATGCTGGTGCATCGTCTTCCCAGTAGTTAATCATTATCTTCTTCCTTAACTGATTCAAGTGAGGCTAAAATTGTAGGCGACCCAAAAAGAATATTTCTTCCTAGTGCGTCATCTAATGATACCTTAGCTCCCTCAAGTTTATGCCTCGATTGCTCTAGTAGGACAATATTATTTCTAAAGTCATAAAGTGCTTCCTCATACCTTAATCTAGCCATTCGGGCTAACTTAACATGAGACATTATTTCACGTTCCGCAGATATCATCATCATCAGTTGATCTCCACTACAGCGTCTTCGTGAAAGCATTTCCATGAAGCTTCAACGACAGAATAGATAGGCACATAGCCGTTGGCCTTCATGGTTTCGCTGATGACACGACCCTTAGCATTGCCAATGATGTGTGATGCTGGACGGAACAACCCGTTAACCTTACGCTCACTGCCATCTTTCTTGATGAAGGTAACAGAGGCGAAACGTGTACCACGAGCTTTGATTGCGTCACGTACTGTTGTGCGGTTCATTTTGTTAGTCATTGTGATATTCCTTTGTTGATTGCTTCTGTAACCTGTTTAAGTGATTCGGTGGGTAGTGTCAACAACAACCTCACTCGTCTTCAAGTTCTCCTTCAACTTCGCTTGTATCATTGTAACAGTTATTGCACACGCCATATTCATCAACCATATCCTCATCTACTACTCGACCACAGTGGTCACACATCTCTTTGTTCATCTTATGTAGCATTATGTCTTCTCCTTTACTGGTGATCCTGTCCAAGACTTTATAGACATCCAGTCAAATGTATAGTTATTTCCTATGTGGTCAAATGCAGCCCAGTATTCTGCTGCTTCTCGTGACATCTCATCCCACACCCATGTGCATGGTATGTCACCTAAACGGAACCTTTCGGTGTTACCAGATGCAAACATCATCTCGACTTCGACATCAACAAGTATTTCTGTTTGGCGGCTCATTTGATTTCTCCTTTAATCATGTTCCACGCTTCCCACTTGTCAATCTCTGTGACGACAAGGTTCTTAGATAGTGATGAGTGGGCGACAAACAAGTCTGCATCACTGCGCATCAAGAAAGTTCCCATAAGAATTATCTGTCCTTCGTCTTCAAAGTGTACTGTAAATAACATTTGATACTCTCCTATCTAATTCCCTCGGTGGGGTGTTAACTTCTACGAATCACCTTACATAATTCCCTCGGCGGGGTCAAGGATTATTTCCACTGGTGGTCTCTAATTCCCTCGGAGGGGTCATTTTCCATCGGTGGGGGTCACGGTCATTTTCCACTGGAGGGGTCATTTTCCACTGGAGGGGGTCTGTGGTATTTGTGCAACTGTGACATTTTTGCCGATTTTGGTGTGGTTTTTGGGTCACAGTGACATTTTGACAACACTTGGCAGAAAACATATTTGCCACATTGACGTGACATATTTGCAACGTGATATTTAAGCAACGATTCGGTAAAACATAAATACCACACTTGACGTGACATTTCTGCAACGTGACAGATTCGCAACAAGTACGAAAAAGTGTGCTTGTGATATTTTTACAACGTGACATTTGAGTAACGTGACAGAAATACATGATTCGGTAAATATGTCATAATGCCGCATTGACAAGCAGATTCACGATTCGTTCTATTTTTTATAGCCATGTGTTTTTTGCATAGCTGCCATGTGTTTTTTGCATAGCTATTTCAATAGGGCGTCAGTCCATTTTAACAAAATTTTTTGATATAGTCTAATCACGAAATATTTCAATATGTTACAAAAATATGGGTTTTGATCACTTTTTTAGTAAATAGTGAGATTCCGCTTAGAACGCGACGAATCACTTTTTTGATATAGGACTAAGCGGGACACTAGCGGCGTTCTAAGGGCCGTTCTAGGGCTTTCCAGATGCTATTGACGAATCGTTCTTGCATGTATAGCGCGCGCCCGTCCGCGATTCTTTATATACTCAACAAAGTTTTTACCTTGTTCATTTTAGGGCTTGTGATGGTTCTGAATTGCCCCTAGTGTGATTCTTGTAAGGGGCGCAGCCTGTGCCCTTGCTTTTAACTCTGGTTCCCGAAAGGTTCCCAATATGTCAAATAATAAATCTTTCCGTTTCGTTCTTATCGGTCAAACTTTCGACAATCTTGACGGCAAACGCTACGAAAAAACCAATAGCCAATACGCGAAACCTTTTGGAGGCGGTAAGGCTGTTAAATTAGCTAAAGACTTTTATTGCGTAAATGTTAGCGAGTGGGGTTGAGTCTATGTCAGTTTATATCACCTCCACTCAAATCAACCTACTAAGCAAAGTCTCCGAAATAGTTAAATCAAACGGCCTTGGTTTTTCGGGCGTTTATCCAACGGACTCCATCAACGTTTATATTGTTTCAACATGGGGCGATGTTACTTATCAAACCGTCAACGCAATCACGCGCGAAATTAGAGAAACTAAGCAATCTGAATTTGCCGCCTTTGTGGAAGGTAAACGCTAATGGTTCGCTTAATGCTTACTGGCTACGTTTTGATAGCCCTTGTCGCCGCTTTTAACCTTGGTCAATCAACAACATTCTATAGCGATGGAATCCTATTGGATACGCCCTATCTTACTTACTGGTTAGATTATGATGGAGTCGATCAATGAGCTTTTTTGAGGCTAACCTAATTTTAGCGGCATGTTTTGCCCTATCCGTAACCCTAGTTATTTGGTGGAATGTATGAAACACGAACAAAAATGCCGCGCCTTGATCCGTTCTATTGTGCGTGATGCAAGATATACCGAGTCGACTGTCGTTCTAGTTAAATGCGAGGGCGAGCCATTGCAGAATGAACAACTTGAAAAGAGTATTATAGACGCTGTTTTTAGTGTTGATGAATCACAACTGGTTTTCATTGACCTTTATACGCAACGGACTCTTGGTTCTATTTCTATCGTTCTGGAATACGACTCAGCGCCTTGTGAAATAGTCCAAGATTTTAGCGCCAACGAATACACCGAAACACTGATCAGAAAAGCGGAGTCCAAGATATGATACGTCAAACAATCATCTTGTATCGCGGCCCTAGTCTAATCAATGGCAAGCCGATTGTGGCCCTTGCGCAATCCGACTCAAACAATTCCAAAACGGGCAACATGGTGCAAACCTTTATTTTGTCGGATGAAATGGACCCGTTAACGGCGAGTAGGACGGGCGCGGATGAATCTATCTGTGGCGATTGCCCGCATCGCGGCAAGGCGAACGACAACGACAAAGGGCAAGCAACTGATCGAACCTGCTACGTGACGTTAGCACACGCGCCGCTTGGCAAATATAAAGCGTTGAAAAAGGGCGTCTATGGTAACGCCGTGGCAAGCCGTCAAGAAATTGTGGCGTTCGGTGCTGGTAAGGGCGTCCGATTGGGTACGTATGGCGATCCGTGCGCCGTAGATAATAGCGTATGGAAATCCCTAACAAGCCGCGCAGAATATCAAACGGCTTACACACACGGCGCTGTTAACCCGTGGCCGCAGGGCATTATGTCAAGCGCCGATAGCGCCGAAATTGCGCAATCCATGTGGGACAAGGGCGAACGTACCTTTCGCGTGGTCGCTAGTGTTGCCGATATTATCAAGGGCAAAGAAGTGTTGTGTCCCGCTAGTGAAGAAGCTGGTCGCAAGGCAACGTGCGCAACGTGCAAGTTATGTGGTGGCGCTAGTATCAAGGCAAAGAGCGTGGCAATCCCTGCACATGGCACAAGCAAACGGAAAGCTAAGGAGTTGGTGGCATGACATACCGAGTCAACATAGCGTCACAAGGTGGCAAGCCCTTTGCATATTATCACGCGACAACGCTTAAGGCCGCTAAGGATAAGCGCGAACAACTAACGCAACGCCATAAGGGCGCGACTATTACAATCGACAAGGAGTCAAACTAATGGATAAGCTACACACATTAAGCGACGATTTCGGATTTCATGATCCAATAGATATGCTTGAGTCCTATTTATGGGAAGGTACCATGCCAGCAATTTGCATGAATAAGGGCTGTGATTACTCAACAGAATATGAGCCAGATCAAAACAAGGGCTGGTGCGAATGTTGTTCAACTAACACTGTGAAAAGCGCCGCTGTTCTAATGGGAGTCATGTAATGGGAATCTATGATAACCATCAAGTGGGTTGCGACTTATGCGACGACGAGTATGACCACAGACTCGAAGGGGCAACCACAGAATGCGGCGTCTGTGTTTGCGAGTCATGTTGTGACAATGGCGCTGTTAGATACCACCACACGGATGACGAATGTTTTGTATACTTAAATGACGATTGATAAAGGGCAGGGAGTCGTGGGTTAATACTTGCGACTCCAGTACCTTGTGCAATGTTATACTATAACAATATCGTTCGAATGTTATAATGTAACACTAGCGAATCACTTAGGGGTTGTGGGCGATTCCCCTCCTCTCGCGTCAAGTATTCTTTTGATATTGCTCATGTTTTATTCGTTAGTGTGACATATCTGCAACACATAGGAGAATCATCACGAATTGTTACAACATGCAATAAACTTGTGTCAACCCCTTGACATTTTATTTTGGGACCCTCCAGATCATGCGTGAGTGATTCGGCGGCGGCCCTTAGCACACCCTAAATCCAACACAAGAATTTACTTTTGACTTACCCACCCACATATCAACAGGGGTAATTCTCACGAATTGTTACAGAATACTACAGAAAATAACAAAAAAAGAATCGTGTGTTATCAACGACATGTAAAATAGTTGGGTAAAACACGAATTATTTACTTGTGAGAATTCGATTTGGGTCTATATAGTATAGTATAAGCACTACTTAAGTTATCATAAGAATATTAACACCAACCAGTTATAAGACTTAAGAGTAACTTAAGTTAGTCTAATAGATTATTACTTATTGTTGTTCATTCCTTGAGGCATTAACTCAGGTATAACACAGTGATCCTCCCAAGTACAACCAAGATGAACCTTGACAACACAAACATATGTAAGACGTGATCTTGCTGATGTCTTGGGGGGAATATTTATTACCTTCTTAAGACTATCATCTAGATTGTCGTTAATGGAACCGTTGTAACATCTGTTACATCGATAAAGTACAGAAAGATTGTCGTCATGCTTGAGAAGCTACCCTATAGCAAGCTCGTTGAGAAAGCTGTCATTGAGATGATACAGGGTGGAGTCCCCATCCGTCAGATCATTACATCTATTCAGCACTTGAACGATGCACCTAAGAGCTTGTCTACTCTGTATAAGCACTATGGTCCAGCAATAGAAGCTGAACGTACTCGCATTAGTGGTGCAGTAGGTAAACGTGTGATTGACCAAGCCTTGTACGGTGATGTACAGGATGGTATTACATGGAAGAGCCAAGAGTTATTCCTACGCTCTAAGGGCGGATGGTCCCCACAGAATACAGTTAACGAAGTTGACCAAGAGATTGATCCCGAACTTGATGTCTCAGCAGCAGATCAGCTTATGAACCTCTTAGGATTTGATCTCGATGACGAACAGGAAGATAACGGCTGATACTCTCCGACAGTTACCCCCAGCTAAAGTCAAGAAGCTGTTCACTCAGCTAGGACCAGCTAAGGTAGACGAGTTACAACATGATTGGTCGTTCTGGGGTAGAGACGCACAGTTTCCTCCTAGTGACAATGAGTGGAACACATGGTTAATCAATGCTGGTCGTGGCTTCGGTAAGACCCGTTGTGGTGCTGAGTGGGTACGACAGCAAGTCAAGAATGGGCATAAGCGTATTGCTTGTGTAGCTTCTACTAACAGTGACATTGAACGTGTTATGGTTAAGGGCGAGAGTGGTTTCTTATCAGTCTGCTGGAAGCATGATAAAGATAACAAGGGTAAGCCAATGGGCTTTCCTGAGTGGTCTCCCACTAAGAGATCACTAAGCTGGGCTAATGGAGCTAAGGTTGAGTTCTACTCAGCAGAAGAGCCTGAGCGTCTACGTGGTCCACAGTTCTCCGCTGCATGGTGTGATGAGCTTGCTGCGTGGAACAAAGATATTGACACATGGCAGATGCTTCAGTTCTGTCTACGTCTTGGTAAGCACCCTCGTGTGTGCGTTACAACAACTCCCAAACCAACTAAGCTAATGCGTGAGCTACTCAAGAACCCTAAGACTATTGTCACAAGTGGTTCTACCTTTGATAATGCTGCTAACCTAGCTGATACCTACCTTGTTGCTGTTAAGGAACAGTACGAGGGTACACGTATTGGTAGACAGGAGCTTTATGCTGAGGTACTAGAGGAAGCTGAAGGCGCATTATGGTCTACTGAGATGCTAGACAATGCTCATGTTAAGCATGAGGATGTTCCTGACTTATCTCGTATTGTCGTTGCACTTGATCCAGCTGTTACCTCCAATGCTGAGAGTGACATGACTGGTATTGTCGTTGCTGGTATTGATATTAACGGTGTTGCTTATGTATTAGGCGACTACACTGACAGGCTATCCCCACAGGGTTGGGCAGCTAAAGCTATACAACTATATAACCACTATCAGGCTGACCGTATCGTAGCTGAGGTCAATCAGGGTGGTGACATGGTTAGAACTACCATTCATGGTGAGGACGATAGTGTATCCTACAAGGCTGTAAGAGCCTCTCGTGGGAAGTTCGCTAGAGCCGAGCCAGTGTCAGCATTATATGAACGGGGGCTTGTTAAGCACGTCTCTAATCCTCCTGATGGTGCATCACTGAATGAACTTGAGACACAGATGAGAACGTGGGAGCCATTAGGTCGAATTGGCTCTCCTGACCGCCTTGACGCTATGGTGTGGGCAATTACAGACCTTTCTCTTAACGGCTACGCTAAACCCCAATTAACCCTCGCTTATTCTAGTGCTAAGGGCTTATCGAAGTAAATAAAGGCAATAGTCCAATGGTTAAGAAGCTCTCAGAATCAGCCGCTAAGGCTACGTTAGGCGTAGCTGGCGACAATACACACCACGGTCAAATCCGTGCTGATGAGTTTCTACCTGAGTTACGTGGCAAGAAGGCCATCCGTAAGTATCGTGAGATGCGTGATAATGATGCCACCATTGGTGCTGTCATGTATTCTGTTGAGCAAATCCTACGTGATGTTGACTTCCATGTAACTGCTGTTGATGATAGTGACGCTGCTAAGGCTGAGGCTGAGTTCGTTAAGAGTGTTCTTGACGACATGGATCACACCTTAGACGATCACATCTCAGAAGCACTGTCTTATTTGTCGTATGGCTTCGGTTGGTTTGAGGTTATCTATAAGAGACGTGTTGGTCCTACCGAGCGTTCTGACAAGAAGAACTCTAAGTACACTGACGGACGCTTAGGCGTTAAGAAGATTGCTGCTCGTGCGCCTTGGACTATTAGTAAGTTTGACGTTAACCAGAAGACTGGTGATGTCTTGGGCATTGAGCAAGAAGTAGGGTTTATGAATGGTAAAAACTACATTCCTGTCAATAAGTCTATCTACTATAGAACAACTTCTCTTAACGGAGACCCAAGTGGTCGTTCTATTCTCCGCAATGCTTATACTTCTTACGAGTATCTTAATAATCTACAAGCTATCGAAGCTATTGCAGTTGAACGTGAACTCGCAGGTATTCCTGTTGCTCGTATTCCTGCTGAGTATCTTTCTGGTGACGCCTCTGTCGCACAGTCAGGTTTCGTCAACAACTTGCAGCAAATACTCAGAGACGTTAAGTTCAACGAGCAGGGATACATTATACTGCCTTCCGATACCTACCCCGATAAAGACGGAGCGCCTACCAACACAAGATTAGTAGACATCGAACTGATGGCATCTAACGGTAAGCGTAACATCGACATTAACCCAATCGTAAGTCGTTACCAGCATGATATTGCTCGTAGCGTACTTTCTGAGTTTCTTCTTCTTGGTACATCAGGTGGTTCCTACGCCTTGTCTAAGTCGAAGACAGACCTGTTCCTCCGTGCGCTTGAGAGTTACATCCAAGCCATTGTAGATGTTCTTAACAAACAGTTGGTCGAGCGTCTGTGGCAGTTGAACGGTCTGAATTATGATCTGATGCCAACTATTGAAGCTGGTGATGTTGCTCCACACGACCTTCGTGAGATTGCCTCGTTCCTACGTAACCTTAATGGTGCAGGTATTGATGTGTCGTCTCATCCAGAGGTTATCAAAGACCTTATGGATATAGCAGACTTGGAATATGACCCTGATGTTAATCAACCAGAGACAGTTGAGGAAGAAGAAGAATAATGGCAACTTTAGACAATCATGTATTTGACAATGGACTAACAGTCCTTGACACAGAAGCAAACAAACTTTTGATTACTTCACAGGAAGCAGCTACTTATACAGAGGCTAACGCCACGTATGCTCTGGGTAATACGACAACGCTTTCTATTGCTGCCCCTTCGGACAGAGCAGGTGGTGGACGTGAAGTAGTTGCAGCAGCTATTACTGATGGTTCAGTTACAGGCAGCGGAACAGCCACTCACTACGCTGTGGTAGACACTACAAACACAAGGCTTCTAGCAACAGGTTCTCTGACATCAAGTCAAGTAGTATCTTCTGGAAACACTTTTAATTTAGGGTCGTTTACTGTCGGTATCCCTGACCCTGCCTAGAGGCGGTAAGTTATGGCGGGAGTATTTGATAGTCAGGTAGGCTTATTTGATAACAAGCTAGGTCTATTTAACGATGGCGGTGTAGACACTCTAGGGTCTGTATCTTTTACCTCTGGAACACCTTCTATTTCTACCGTAGGTCTTTCTGAGGTTTCTTTCCTTTCTGCTGTAAACATAAACACCTCCCCCTCAGTAATATCTACTGCAACAATAGTACAATCACATGATTTATCTCCTGTAGGTATAGATGCTTTACCAGTAGTAATATCTTCTGCAACAGTAGTACAATCGCATGATTTATCTCCTGTAGATATAGAGACTTTACCAGCAGTAATATCTACTGTAACAATAGTACAATCTCATGATTTATCTCCTGTAGATATAGATGCTTTACCAGTAGTAATATCTACTGCAACAATAGTACAATCGCATGATTTATCTCCTGTAGATATAGTTGCTTTACCAGTAGTAATATCTACTGCAACAATAGTACAATCGCATGATTTATCTCCTGTAGGTATAGATGCTTTACCAGTAGTAATATCTTCTGCAACAACAGTACAGTCTCATGATTTATCTTCTGTCTCTATATCTACAGAAGATGTTGTTATATCTTCCTCTACAATAACTCAGACACATGTTCTTAATGCCACAATAACTATAACTGGTGTTCCTTTAATATCAGAAGTTACTCTGGATCAAGTTCAGTCAATCGCAGTAGATTCTACGCTTACTGGCGTACCAGAGGTTAACCCGACCCCAATAACTCAGAACAACAATCTTGGTGCTGACAACATTCTCACGGGCAGACCTGATGTAGAAGATGCAACAGACCCTAACGTAATATATGAACAGGTGGTACAGCAGATGTTTGGTGGTTGGCCTAGACGAATATACGATCATACAGACTTGGCTATCGCTAGAGGTCACACTACGGGTTACACACCAATCTACAAGTTTGGTTACAACCCAGATGTAGATTCTGCTGAGGAGACTGTCTGGTCACAAGGCGGTAACTACCCTTGGCTTGATGTCGCAGTAACAATGTTTGTTAGTAGCTCTAGCGCAAATGACACAAACGGTGGAACAGGTGCTAACACTATTCTTATCCAAGGGCTTGATGAAGACTACAATGAGATAGAAGAGACTATTACGCTTAATGGACAGACACAAGTTACTACTCAACTTTCCTACCTTCGTGTTTACAGAGCTTATGTAACTCTTGCAGGTTCTAGTGGAACATCGGGTGGCACAGTTTATGTTGGCTCTTCTGGAGCGTCAGGTGGCGTACCTAACGGTACAACATACGCTACCATAGCCCAAGGTAATCAGACACAGATTGCTGCTTATACAGTACCTGCTGGACACACCTTGTATTTAGACGACATTAACTTCACTGCTGCTGTGTCGCAACAAAACAGAATTGTAACTTGCAGCTTCCACAGCAGAGACTTTGGCACTAACGTCTTTAGAACCCGTTTCATTAACGTGATTCAAAGCAACCAGCTAATTACTAAGTTTGAGTATCCACAGCCTTTCGCTGAAAGAACTGACATAGAGTGTAGGGTATCCACAAACACTACTAATACAGCAATCGGTGCCTCATTCCAAGGCGTTCTTATTAAAAATGACTCTTAAGGTATTACAATGAACATTCTCAAAGCTCAATATGCCAATGATGTCTTCACAACCGAAGCAGAGGCAATCTCTCGCAGCATGGACTTGGGTCTTGATGGCGTAACTCACGTATCTGACTACAATGGTCAGGCTGTGTTTATGCCAGCAGCAAGCCATGAGGCTTACCTAGCCTACTACGAGCAGGGTGAGGCAGTAGAAGAGCCTGAGACGCCCTCAGTGGACCGCATAGAGGCTCTCAGAGCTATCGTACAAGAGATACTAAAGACTGACTTCGCTAAAGCTGACTATCAAGGTGAAAAAGTAACTCTGAACAAGCCTAGACGTGTCAAGGGTGGCACTAAGAAGTTTGAAGTCTTCGTACAAGACGGTGACAGGGTTAAACGAGTAGCTTTTGGTGATCCTAATATGGAAATCCGTAGGGATGACCCTAAGGCTCGTGCTAACTTCCGCTCACGACACTCATGTGACACCAAGAAAGATAAGACAACGGCTGGGTATTGGTCCTGTCGTATGTGGGAAACAAACACATCGGTGAGTGAAATGACAAAGAACATTGAAGGTAAAATCCTTAAGACTGACGACGAACAGCGTCTAGTCTACGGCTGGGCATCAGTAGTAACCGAAAAGGGTGAAGCTGTAGTAGACCGCCAAGGTGATGTTATCGAAGCTGACACACTTGTGAAGGCTGTTAATGAATTTATGGAGCATGTGCGGGTTGGCAAGGCCATGCACACGGGAGAGCAAGTTGGTGTAGTAGTACACTCCCTCCCGATCACTAAAGAAATTGGTGAAGCTCTAGGAATCCAATCTGATCGTGAAGGATGGGTCGTTGCTTATAAAGTATTCGACGATAGCGTCTGGGATATGGTCAAATCTGGTGAACTCGCTGCGTTCTCTATAGGTGGACGTGCTATCAAGGAGGAAATCTAACATTGCCTAATCTCCTAAAAAACTTGCACCTTGAAGAACTTTCCCTCGTGGATCGTCCAGCCAATGCTCAGGCAATGGTTAGTCTCTTTAAGCGTGACAATTCCGAAGAGGAAATCACTAAAATGACTGAAGAAATGGAAGCCAAAGTAAAGGCGTACATGGACGACAAAGGCTGTGGCCGTACTGAAGCTATGAAAGCTCTCGACATGGACATGGAAAAGGCTGAAGAGGCTTCTGAAGAAGTTGCTGAAAAAGCTGAACCTGAGTTTGATGTAGAAACACTTAAAGCTGACTTTGATCGTGTCTCTGCTGAGAACGAAACTCTCCGCAAAGGTATCATCGAAGCTGGTTACGTTATTAAAGCTGACGCTATCGAAAAGAAAGCTGAAGTTGAGATGATGGAAGTTGAAGGCGAGATGGTCGTTAAGTCCGACATCCCAGCCCCAGTTCTTAAAGCACTTGAAGCTGCTGATGTAGCCAAGCGTGAACATGAAATCGAAAAAGCTGACATTGAGTTGACTAAACGTGCTGGTGATACTCTCCCACACTTTGCAACTGATGTAGCTAAATCCCTCGTAGCTAAGTTCTCCGAGGATGAAGCAATTATGGAAGCTCTTAAGGCCGCTGACGCAGCTTTTGAAGCCTCTATGCAAGAATTTGGTAAGTCTGATGTAGACGGCGAGTTCGCTACCTCTGCCGACAAACTGGATGCTCTCGTAAAGTCCTACATGGACGACAACCAACTGAAAAAGAGTGAATTTGCCAAGGCTTACGCTGCTGTCGCTAAGACAGATGCTGGTAAGGCACTCATCAATAAATCCTATAAAGGGGAATAATCATGGCTGTAATGCAATCACGCGACAACCGTACCTTCATTGCTGGGGAAGACCTATCCGCAGCACAATTCAAATTCGTAACACTAGAATCAGACGGTAAGGTTGATCTTGCTGACTCTGCTGGTGAAAACGCTATGGGCGTATGCCTAGTGGGCGCTGCTGCTGAGGCTGCTGTCACTGTATGTGTATCTGGCTCCGTAATGGTAGAAGCTGGCGGCACAATCGCAGCTGGCGCTCAAGTACAAACTGGTGCTGATGGTACTGCTTTGACTGCTGCAACTGGTGATGTCGTACTAGGCTATGCTCGTGAAGCTGGTGTAGATGGTCAGATCATCGAAATCGAAATGATTCAAGGCGGCAACGTAGCAGCCTAATCTAAGCATTAAAGGAATAACATAATGCCACTATTGACCCCATCCGCAGTACATATTGACCAACCGTTGTCAAACTTGACACTGGCCTATGTACAAGAGCAAACAAACTTTGTTGCTGATAAAGTATTCCCAGTTGTTGGTGTACAGCGTCAGTCTGACAAATACTACCTCTATGACCGTGCGAACATGAACCGCTCTGGTGACGTTAAGAAACTAGCGCCACGTACAGAAGTTAACCGCATTGGCATGGCAATCTCCAACGCTGCTTACTATGCTGACGTATATGGCATCGGCATGGACTTCGATGAGCAAACTCTTGCTAACGAAGATGCTATGTTGGAAGTTCGTGCAGCAGGTGCGCAAACACTTATCAACCGTGTCTTGATTGAGCGTGAAGAGCAGTTCGCTTCCTCATTCTTCTCAGCAGGTGTATGGACTACAGACGTAACTCCAGCAAACTTGTGGTCAGACTACACAAACTCAACACCAATCTCTGATGTAACTGCTGGTCGTCGCACCATGCAACTTAAATCAGGTGGCTTCAAGCCAAACACAATGGTTATTGGTAAAGAAGTTCGTGACGTTCTGATTAACCACCCAGACATCCTTGCACGTTTGAACGGTGGCGCAACTGTAACAAACACAGCTTTGATTACAGATGCTAAATTGGCTGAAATCTTTGAAGTAGAAAACCTCTACGTCATGGAAGCTGTCAAGAACGGTGCTGTAGAAGGTCTAGCAGAAGCTAACGCCTTTATCGGTGGTAAGAACGCTTTGTTGGTACACACACCAAGCACTGCTGGTCTTATGACACCAGCGGCTGGCTTGACATTCGCATGGAACAACATTCCAAGCGTAAACAACTTGGGCATCACAGTAGAGTCATTCTCTGACGATGCTTTGAAGCGCCAGCAAGTTGCAGAGCATATCCAAGTTAAAATGGCATACGACATGAAAGTCGTCGGTGCTGACTTGGGTTACTTCTTTGAAGACGTAATCGCTTAAGCGACTTAAACTAAAGGGGAACCCTGAGATTAGTCTTGGGGTTCCACCCAACCAATAAAAGAACATAACAGTATTCATATAATGGAGAGTCCTATGCACCCATCACACTTGGGTTGGCAGGTCGATTGGCCTGTATTCGTTAAACTACCAGTTTCTGCTGATAACACTAACTGGAAACGTGGAGATCACTTTAACTGGTTAGAGCGGGGTATGCAGCAAGATAAGGTTGCTACACTTTACGCCACTGGTTATTTACACCACAACACAGAATTAGAAATACAGAACAAGGTTGGCGACAGATTGTCAGAACTAGCTGCAAGTCAGTTAGAGACCCTTGTTAATCTTCTAAACGCAGAAGTTAAATCACGTACCTCAAGCAAGAATGAGTTTGAGAGTAAGAAGTGTAAGAAGTCAAAGATTGACGATAAGCAACGAGGTCTTATTCGTCGGTTCCTCAACGCTAACAGTTGGGTGATGGAAGACTTCTACACAATCCGAGATGGTATTCTCACCGACTAATTAAAACAACAGTGGAGACGGCTATGAGTTGGTCTTATGATCCTACAGATTTAGATACTAACACGGCCTCTGGTCGTCTCAACACAGTTCGGCTCTTGGTTGGTGATACTGAAACCCTCGACCAACAAGCTCAGAACGAAGAGATTACGTTCTCTCTATCACAGAATGGTGACAATGTTTACTACTCTGGTGCTTGGATTGCTCGTACTATTGCCTCTAAATACTCCCGACAAGTTACTACGCAGCTTAGTGGTGCCTTAAGTGCTGACTACTCCGACTTAGCCAAGCAGTATAAGACCCTAGCAGACAGCTTAGAGTACCAAGGCAAGACAGCAGGTGCTTCGGTAGGTGTCTTAGCTGGAGGTATCACTAAGAGCGGCATAGAGGCTGTACGGGCTAATACAAACCGTATCGAAGGTTCCTTCCGTAGAGATCGCTTTAAGAACCCTCCTAGTTATCAAACACCAGAGTATGAATAAGGAGTAAGATATGTCGTTTCGCTCCTTTGACCTACTTAACCTAATTAGAGACTTTGGTGAGACCCTAACTCTACGTAAGGTTACTACTGCTGGGGCATATAACCCAGCTACAGGTGCTGTAGATAACTCAGCTACAACAGACTACTCAGTAACAGCCTATCTCTATAATTATAACGTAGGTGTTCCTGCTGGTAATGATGAGATTGTACGTGGCACTCGTAAGTGTGTTATATCAGCATTAGGTTTATCTGCTATTCCTGACTTTGACGATCTTATCATTGGGAGTGGGGACACAGTAAAGATTACTTCTGTTATCTCAATATTCTCCAATGGTACTGCTATAGGTTACATCTGTGACGTGGGAGAATAACCCATGAAGTCCTTGGTTAAGGTTAACCCATCCTACCAAAACAAGATAGACAGTTTAGAGCTTTCCATAGAAGATGCGATTAGAGACAAGCTAGAGAGAATAGCTAAGACCGCTGTAAACCTTTCGCCTGTTGATACTGGTGCCTATGTAACTTCCTTTTCGTTCTCTGTAGGGTCTGGTCGTCCAAGAGGTAAGTCCTCTGACAATAAACCAAAAGGACAAAACGTAGGTTCTATGAGACAAGAGGGTATATCAAACCTTCTATCTGATCTAAACAAGATAACCGACTTAAGAAACACCACAAGCATTACACTGCGGAATGGTTCTCCTCACGCTCTTGATGTAGAGAACGGTGGTCCTTCTTGGAGAAGATCAGGCTACAAAGTGTTTGCACAGATAGGTAATATTTATGGCTAGTATTCAAAATGATATTCGGGCTGCACTTGAGAGCCACTTGGCTGCAACATCAGGTCTTCCCTCAATAGCCTATGAGAATGTAGCTTTTGAGCCGACAACAGGCACCAGCTTTCTTAAGGTTCAGTACCTCCCCACAGTAACTAGACCTGCTGTAAGAGGATTAAACCCTCAGTTAAGATACCAAGGTATTTTCGCTGTAACCGTCTTCACCCCCGAAGGTAAAGGTCCAGCTACCGCAGACGACTATTCAAACAAAGTAATAGACGCCTTCGCAGCAACCACTGACATCTCCTTCACGAATGGTGATGCAGAAACAATCAAAGTGTCTATTGACTACGCTGAAAGACAGCAAGGTATTATAGATAGCCCTTGGTACTTTGTTCCGATAAATATCGGCTGGTACATCTACAAATAATTTCCCACAGGAGAAAACAACATGGCTTTCGCACAAGGCTCACGCTCCAGTCTGTCGTTCATCGTAGAATCTACGTTTGGTACAACACCAGCTGGTAACTTCACTAACCTTCCATTCACCACACACTCTTTGAACCTAACCAAAGACCGTGTTGCTGGTAACGACATCCAAGCTGACCGTATGACCCGTGTTGATCGTCAAGGCAACCGCCAAGTAGGTGGTGACATCGTTACTGACCTTCGTGACGCTGACTACGACACCTTCCTAGAATCAGCTATGCTTAACACATGGGCAACTAACGTACTAAAAGTTGGTGTTACGCCTAAGTTCTTCTCAGTAGAAGACTATGCTGCTGACATTGACCAAGCTCGTTTGTTCACAGGTCTTACAGTTTCCACTATGGGAGTTTCACTTGCCCCTAACCAGATGGTTGTGACAACCTTTGGTATGGTAGGTAAAGACATGTCCATGAGTGCAACTGAGAAGACACAGGATGCTGCCTCTGGTTCTGCACCCTTCGATGCTTACTCAGGTGATCTTGCTATCGGTAACGTAGGTAGCTCCTCTGCTGTAGCTATTGTAACTGGCCTTGACTTCACACTGAACAATTCTTACGCAGCTACCTTTGTGATTGGTGACGATAGCGCACCTTCCCTTGAGTATGGCCGTGCAGAAGTTGAAGGTACACTGACAGCTTACTTTGAAGATGCTTCCTTGATTGACCGCTTCTTGAATGAGACAGAGAGTGAGCTTGAGGTTTCTGTAGACGACCCTACAGGTGCTAACGCTTACACCTTCTTGTTCCCACGGATCAAGATTAACTCTGCTGATGTTGGTGTCGATGGCCCAACTAGCCGTATGATTACTATGTCCTTTGTTGCTCTGTATGATGCGACAGAAGGTACTAACCTTAAGATCACACGCCCAGCATAAACTAATACCTACGTAGGTACGTGGAGGCTCTGAGTCGGGTCGGGGTCTCCACACTTTAATCACCCGACATAACCCCTGACAAACCCATAAAGGAAATCCCGATGGACCTTAAAGACCTGACACCGAAATTAGATGATATTGTTGTAGAGATTAAGCACCCAACTACAGGTGATACTCTTAAGAATGATGATGGTACACCAATGACTATTACAGTCCTTGCGCCCCACTCTAAAGAGTACAAGAAGATACAACATGAGCAGATTAGCAAGCGACTAAAGAAAGCACAGAAGAGCAAGTCCCAAGATGTTGACTACTCTGATATTGAAGAGGCTACGCTGGAGGTTCTATCTAAAGCTACTAAGGCTTGGGACATTACCTTTGGTGGAGAGAAGCCAGCACTTTCTGTTGCTAAAGCTAAGAGCATTTACGACGAAGTGTTCTGGATCAAGAACCAGATTGAGGAAGAGGTATCTGACTCTCTGGATTTTATGAAGGTCTGATACTTGAGTTAGTTGAGTGGGCTGGACACCAGTTCAACCTCAATAAACCAGATCAGAACGGAACTACAGAACGAGAACATCTTGAACAAGTAGCGAGGCAGACTGGACGTAGAATAGAAGCATTGGAACCCCCGACACCCTTCCCCATGTTACTATCCCATGTCTGGTCTGCCTTTATTAGTTTAAGCTCTAGCAGGGGTTCTGGCATGAGTGGCCCAATGCCTATAGGCTACGAGCAGATTAAGGCTTGGAAAGAACTAACGGAAACTTCTATCTCGCCTTGGGAAATTGGGGCTATTAAGAGACTTGATTTAGAATACTTAAGGGTGGCAAATGGCTGATGATATTAAATTAGTAGTTGGCGTTGACTACAGAGAACTTACAGGTCTAATAAAGACTGCTGAACAGACTAAGAGGACTCTAAGCTCTGTTGCTAAGGAGTTTGTTAACACTGGTAGCCAGAAGCAGTACATGGCTGCTATAAACAGGATTGTAAAGTCACAACAGCACCTAGATGTATCCTCTAGGATGAGCCGCTCTGAGATAATGAAGCTCGGCGCAAAGATGCAGCAAGAGGTTAAGTTTACAAACGCCTTAACTGCTGCCACACAAAGGCTATCTGCTGCCCAGACTACTTCTGGTAAGGTCATGCAACAAAACAAGAACCGCATGAATGGCAACAACATGGCTATTCAGCAGCTTGGCTACCAGTTTGGTGACTTTGCTGTACAGGTTCAAGGTGGCACAAGTGCCTTTGTAGCCTTTAGTCAACAGGGCGCACAGTTAGCTGGCATCCTTCCTATGATTGCTGGCCCTCTTGGGTTGAGTATGGGCGCTGCTGTAGGACTATCTGCTGCCCTTGGTATCCTTATTCCTGTAGGCTCTGCTGTCGCTAGAATGTTCTTTGAGATGAATGGTGCAGCAGAGAAAGCTGAAGATGCACTAGGCAACACAGTTACAGCTATAAACGACTATCGAAGAAGTGTTGAGTTTAGTAAGAAGACTACTCAGGAACTAAACGCAGAGTTTGGTGAAGCCTCGAAGCAGCTAACGAAGATGCAAGGACTCTTACAGAGTGTCGCTGTATCCAGAGCTTTAGACGGGCTAACTACAGGCTCTTCTATGTTCGGTGAAGACTTAGATGATGCTGTTAGTCACATTAAAGACATCCAAGCTGCAATGGACAATGTTAAGGTTCCTACTGCTGAACAAACTAGCAGAATCGGTGAAGAAGCTGGACTTGTTGCTAGAGAGGCTATCGAAGGCTTTAAGGATCAGATGATAGACGCAGCAGATGTGTTGGGTCTGTTACCAAAACAAGCTATTGAATTACAGACAGCCCTTAAGAACATTAACAAGTCCAAAGATATGGAAGGTATGAGGGACTCTTCCCTAGCTGCACTTGAGGTTATAAAGAGCCTTGGGTTTGAGTTTGGTAAGATACCCATTCCAATAGCAGAAGTAATCGAGAACTTAGAGAATCTCGCAGGTTCAGCATCAAGAGCAACCCATGCGATTGACAAGATAACTGATGCAGAACAAGAACTACTGGACTTAACTCTAAAGATTTCACAGTCTACACCATACGAACCAATGACCCTATTACAGATTGAAGCTGCTAAAGCACAAGCTGAGATGGTTAAGGTATTTGAAGCCTCTGCTGAACTTAAAGATGAAATAGGGGATGCTGCATTTGAAGCTATAAGACTAGCTGACGTTGACATAGCTGCTGGAGTAAGCACTGCTGCTAAAGAAGCTGCTAAACTTGCTGCAAACCTTAACACCTCTCTTCTAGCTGCGATGAACTTAAATAACTTGCAAGGTTCTATTGAGTCAGGTGGTGGACGTGGGACAGGGACTGAGTATAAAGGTCAACAAGACTACACCTCAGAGATGGGCTATGAAAGCATCCAAAGTCAGATCGACAAGTTCAACAAGAAAGAAGCCAAGGCTAATAAGCCTACTAAAGACCCTATCGCAGATTTCCAGAAGAAGCTAGACTTAGATCGTGAACTACTTGGTGTGTCAGAAGCTAGACAAAAGGTTCTTCAAGCACTTGGGTCAGATGTTGTAGCCAAGAACCCAGAGATAGCCGCTGGTATGGAAGCTCAGATAACTAAGACCAATGAGCTAATTGCTACTGAAGAGAGACGACAGGGTTTAATTGATTCAATCACTGGGTCTATAGAAGATGGTATGATGGCAATGGTCGATGGCACCATGTCCGTTAAGGATGCCTTTAAGTCTATGGCTGCTGAGATCATCAAGGAACTCTACAGGGTTCTTGTCGTACAGCAAATGGTCAATGCGGCTAAGGGGTTCTTTGGTTTCGCTGATGGTGGTGCCTTCTCAGGGGGCTCTCAAATACAAGCATATGCTGATGGTGGTGTCGTAGGTAGTCCAACAACATTCCCTATGTCTGGCGGTAAGACTGGTCTTATGGGTGAAGCTGGACCAGAGGCTATCATGCCACTAAAACGTGGTGCTAATGGTAAGCTAGGTGTTCAGATGGAAGGTGGCGGTGGACAGAACGTAGTCATCAACCAGTCATTCAACTTCCAAGCTAATGGTGACGACAGTGTTAAGAAGCTGATCGCACAAGCTGCACCTAAGATTGCAGATATGGCTAAAGCGTCTGTCATAGAATCTCGTCGTAGAGGTGGCTCAACTAAAGCTGCCTTCGGTTAATAAGGAAAATACTATGGCATTAAGTTACCCATTAGATACGCCAACTAGCATTGGTATTGCACAGATTGAACTACGTGCATCAAACACCACTGCTACCTCTGCATCTCCCTTCTCGTATAAGCAACAGGTTATTTCCTTCGGTGGGCAGCAGTGGAGTGCGTCAGTAAGCATCCCCTCTGTTCGTCGTGATCTAGCTGCTCCTTGGAAGTCTATGCTGATCGGCCTAAAGGGACAGGTAGGCACCTTCTTGCTGGGAGATCCTGACTATGTAACACCACAGGGTACAGCCACTACAGGCACCCTTACAGGGGCTGTAGCAACAGATAGTGTGACAGTAACACTAGACGGAACTCTGTTAGCTGGTGATTACATTCAGTTAGGGACTGCAAGTGAATCTAAGTTGCATGTTGTTCTACAGGATCAAAGCGGTGATGGCACACTAGAGATTTGGCCAGCACTTCGACAAGCCTACACAGGTGAAACAATATATCTAAGTTCCCCTAAAGGCGTATTTAGATTATCTGAAAATGTTACCTCTTGGTCAATAGACAACGTATCCAACTATGGTATCTCCTTTGAGGCTGTAGAAGTTATCATATAAGGAATAACAAATGACCAGAGCCTTAACCGCTAGTACAATTACTAACATCAATGCTAATACGGTTTACCCATTCTTTGCGGTTGAGTTAAAGTTTGATGGGGCGCAGACACTTCGTATGTGGACTGGCTCTGGTATATTAACTCTTGCTGATACTACTGAGTGGTTCGGTGCTGGCACTCTTCTTAGTATTTCACATGTTGATGAGACCTCTGAGATCGCTGCCAAAGGTGCTGACATAACTCTGAGTGCTATCCCGTCAGAAATTGTCTCTCTAGCCCTAACAGAGCCTTATCAGGGACGTGAGTGTAACATCTACTTCGGAACCTTTGATAATGGGGATCAGACTACTGCCCCTACTAACTTTAATGAAATCTTCTCAGGCTACATGGATCAGATGAACATCTCAGAGAGTGTTGATACATCCACTATTGAACTAAAGGTTGAGAACAAGTTGATTGACTTGGAGAGAGCAAGGGTGGCTCGTTTCACTTCTAACTATCAAAAGTCAAAGTTCCCTAACGACACTGGGTTGGACTTCATTGAGTCGATGCAAGACAAAAAGATTAACTGGGGAAAGCCTGACTGATGCAGTATCAACAAGAGTTCCTAGATCAAGTAGAAAAAGACATCTTAGTTCTTATTGATTTACACTACAAAGAGATTGCATTAAACCAGAGTAAAGTTAAGTTAAACCCAGATTGGGAAGTATACAGAGACTTAGAAGATCAAGGTAAACTAAAGATATTTACAGCGAGAGATGACACAACCCTAGTGGGTTACTTCGTCGTCGTAGTTGGGGTTAACATGCACTACAAGGATCACACCTTTGCTTGTAACGACATCATTTATCTACACAAAGACTACCGCAAAGGTTTCGCTGGTATAAAGCTAATCAAGTTTGCTAAGAAGTGCCTCACAGAAGATGGTGTTTCCGTACTCACAATAAACACTAAAGTTCATCAGCCTTTTGATAAAGTTCTTGATAGGCTAGGGTTTAACCTAATAGAACGTGTTTACTCTAGTTATTTACAAGGAGATTCATAATGGCGTTAGTAGTTGGAGCAACCCTATTAGGCACTACAGCAGCAGCAGCAACGCTTGCTGGCGGGGCGATTTTAGTTGGCTCATACGTTGTAGGATACCTTGCCATAACAGCAGTTACCTCCATTATTATGAAGTCTTTAGCCCCTAAGCCTTCAGCCCAGAGTGCTTCTGGTGGTGCGGGGGCTAGGGGATACACGGTAAACTCCACAGGCTCTGCACAAGATCATCAGATCATTTATGGTGAAGTAAAAGTTGGTGGCCCTATTGTTTATGACGAAGCTACAGGTTCCGACAATAAGTTTTTCCATCGTATCATTGCTGTAGCTGGACATGAAGTAGACAGCTTTGTTGAGTTTTACGCAAACGATGAAGCTCTTACAGTTGATGGTTCTGGTAACGTAACGTCTCCTTCTAAGTACAGTGGTAATATGCGTATCCTTACAGGGTCAGGTACTGCGGGTCAACTTGCTAACTCAAGCCTTCTCTCTGATTCTTCTCACTGGACTAACTCTTGTACTTTGTCAGGAATTGCTTACATCTACTCTAGGTTTACCTACAATCAAGATGTTTACCCCAATGGTATTCCTGTAATCACAGCAGTCGTAAGGGGCAAGAAAGTATATGACCCTCGTACTGCTACTACTGGGTGGTCGTCTAACCCTGCTTTGTGTTTACGTGATTATCTAAAGAGTGGTTATGGGTTAGCTGAAGATGACGCTAAGATTGATGACGTAGCTATTATAGCTGCTGCTAACATATGTGACCAGACAGTAACTAACGCTTCTGGTGCATCTCCTTCTACTAGCACTCGTTACACTTGTAACGGTTCCTTCACTACACAAGTTACACCTTACGACAACCTAAGTAACCTTGTAAGTGCTATGGGCGGTAAGATTTGGTATGGTCAAGGTAAGTGGAGAGTAAAACCTGCTTACTGGACAAATCCAGTTATGGACCTGACAGACGATGACTTCCGTTCTGGTATTGGTGTATCAACACGACACTCTCGTAGAGATAACTTTAACACACTGTCTGGAACTTTCCGTGGTGCAGAATCTGATTGGCAAGTAACAGATTATCCTTCTGTAACTAACGCTGCTTTCTTATCTGCTGATAACGGAGAGGAGTCAGTCGCTGACGTACCTTTGACATTTACATCCTTCTCTCTTGAAGCTAGTCGCTTAGGTTTAATTGCGCTGGAAGCTAACAGGCAGCAGTTAACAGTTAGTGCCAGCTTTGGTATTAGGACACTTGCACTAGAAATTGGTGATAATGTACGTATAACTAACACTAGATTTGGCTGGACTAATAAAGAGTTTGAGGTGCAGAGTTGGTCTTTTGGGCTTACTGATAACTTAGACTTGCAAGTAGATATGGTACTCAGAGAGACTGCTGAATCTATCTACGATCAAACCTATGATGGTGTGTTCTACGAAAGAGACAACACAACACTTCCTTCAGCATTTGATGTACCTTTGGTTGGTATGACGCTATCTACTGGTCTTAGAAGCACTAACCAAACAGTTGTTGCTGTTCTTGAGGTTCAGCTTGCTGCTACCTCAGTCTTTATCGACAAGTACGAAGTAGAGTATAAACTAAGTTCTGCAACTGAGTATATTGCTCTTGGAAGCGGCTCAGGTCTTAACTACGAACTGATCTATACCTCTGATGCTACCTTTGACATAAGAGCTAGGGCAGTTAATACCTTCGGTGTAAGAGGTGAGTACACTACAACTCTAAACTATGGTGCTAGACCTTTCGCTGAACCCCCTGCTGATGTAACCTCTCTATCCGCTAACATCAACCAAACCACAGCGGTCTTGTCTTGGTCGCCAGTACCTGACTTGGACTTGAGCCACTACGAGATACGTTTCACTCGTGAGGCATCACCTGTGTGGTCTAACAGTGTACTTCTCGTTGATAAGGTTGCTAGACCAGCTACAAGCATTACTGTTGCTGCTCAGACGGGTACATACTTAATTAAGGCTGTGGATAAACTAGGCAATAAGTCAGATAACGCAACAGGAACTACTGTTTCTATTAACGCATCAGACACTATTGGCCTAAACTTGATCCAAACTATCACAGAAAGCCCTGACTTCCTTGGCGCTAAGGTTAACACCACTATCATTGGTGGTGATTCTTTGTCGCTTACAATAAATCAGGAAGAGGGTACTTATGATTTTGATAGTGTGGTTGACCTTGGGGCTGTATATACCTCCTATGTTGAATCTTTTATCGACATTGAGCAATTAAACTACGCTAACTTGTTTGATGAGCCAACAGAGTTTTTTGACTTAAGAGAAGGTTTGTTTGACGGAGACCCTGCTGCATATGATGGCTCTACTGCGGTTGTTCAAATCTCTATTACTAATGATGATCCATCTTCAGTAGGGGCAGTCTTTAGCGACTTCAACAACTTATCCGCTGGTTCATTCTTAGCTAGGGGTTATAAGTTTAGAGCGTTGTTAACTACGAATAACCTTGACGTAGCACCTAAAGTTACAAAGCTAGAAGTTAAACTTGACATGCAAGATGTAATTCAATCTGGAGAAGACATACAATTTACAGGCTCTGCTAACATAACCTTCCCTTCTGCTTTCTATAGTGCAAACACTCCAGCAGTAAGTACCACTGTAACAGGTTTAAGCGGGGGTGACTTCATTGAGGTTACAAGCAAAACAAACTCTGGCTTTACTATAACAGCTAAAGACTCAAGTGGTAGTCAACTAACAACCCAGACTGAATTAGATTACGTAGCTAGAGGTTACGGAAAGGAAACTACCTAATGTCACAAAACGACTTTACACTAGCCAACCAAGGCTTCCCCGCTATGAGGGCTGATATGAACTCAGCTTATCAGGCGCTTGCTTCAAACAGTTCTGGTGCTACAGCACCTTCGACTACCTATGCTCACCAGTGGTGGTACGACACAGCTAATGACAAGTTGATGATACGTGATGCAACAAACACAACTTGGGAGGAGTTTTCTTCTGGTGCTGGGGCAACTGGTGGTGGGGATGACCTAGTATTCTATGAGAACGATCAAACAATAACAGTTGACTATACTGTAGTGTCAGCGAAGAACGCAATGACTGCTGGACCTATTGAGATCAATGCAGGTGTTACAGTTACAATCGAGACAGGCGCAAGATGGGTGGTGGTGTAAATGGCTATTGTATTAAACGGAACAACAGGTATTACGACACCTGACTTGGATACTGACGGACTTACTTCTAACGGTACTTTGACGGCTGTCGGCAACTTAGACATCTTACAACTAACTGGTACGAGTGGAAACGCCTTTGCAAGATTTACGGATAGTGATGCCAGCAGTGATTTCTCTATAGGTGCAGACGATAACTCTAGCGCAGGGGCAGGGGCTTTTATAGTTTACGACAGAAATAACTTAGCATATCGTCTGGTCCTCGACAGCGCAGGTCATGCAATCATCCCTGCTGGTGTGACCCTCGGCACTTCGGCTGGTGTATATTCGGCGGCTAATACGCTGGATGACTATGAGGAGGGGACTTTTACTCCTGTTGTTACTTTTGGCGGAGCATCAGTTGGTATTACTTATACTTCTGGTAGACAATCAGGTATTTACACAAAAGTAGGAAATCTTGTCACTTATTCTATTCATCTTCAGTTTACAAATAAAGGGACTTCTACTGGCGAATTGCAGGTTACTGGTCTACCCTTCACAGCTTCTAATAATGATAAGTACCCTCCTGCTGCAAGTTTTATACAATCAATGTCTAGTATGAGTACG